GCCAGCTGGGGGAGGCGCCGCCAGTACAGACGACGGAGACGGTGGCCTTGACGTACTTTTTGCAGCCCAGCAGGTCGAGGTCGAAGTTGACGAGGGAGCCGCCTGCGGTGTCTACCTCAACGGCAACTGCGCCGTCGTCGTCCAGCATACCCTTGCCGACCGGGATGAGCTTGTCCTTGCAGACGGTAAAGGTTCCGTCCTCGGTGTCGCACTCGGTCAGGACGACCTTGGCCTGCATGGTCTCGGGACTGCCGGAGGGGGTGCCGATAAGGACGCCCAGAACGCCGGACAGGAAGCCCTCGCGGTCAAATGCGGTGCCGCTGGTGTAGGGCGTCACGCGCACATTTTCGATAAGCTCGCGCTTCATAGTTTTCCTCCTTGATTCTGTGGAAAATGTTGAAAGGTGACGGGGTTTTCCTTACTTCACCTTGATGTTCTTTACATGGATGAAGCTCTCCTTGTGGCGGGCGGCAATATCGACGAACATCAGGGCGCGGGTCGCGGCGAGGTTCTCGTCGAATGCGCTGTGCTGAACGCCGTTATCGTCCACCCAAGTACCGTCCAGCGTGGTATAAGTCTCAAGGCCAAGCTGCTCGCCGACCAGCAGGTCGTTCCAGTTGCCGAAGCACAGCTCAGTCAGGCCGTTCTTGTCGGTCGGAATCTGGTTGCTGACCTTGTAGTTGAAGCCCAGCAGCTTGCCCTGGTACATCTCATCGCGGTACAGGTACTCGCCCGTGGTAGTCTTCATATTCATGAAGTAACCCTCAAGCATGGAATTCATCGCCCAGCCTGCCGCCGCGTCGTCCACGTTTTTGCTCATCAGCTCAGAGCGCAGGAACACGGGGAAGTCTGCGGTGATTTTGCCGTTGGTATCAGCGATGTCGGGGTTGTTCAGAGTCTTGGCGTCCAGATGGGTAATGTCCTTGTCGCGGAACACACCGAGGGGCTGGAACTCGTTGCCGGAGCCGAACATACCGCCGAAGTCGATACCCAGCTCCATGCGGCGGGTCAGGTCGTTGGCAAAGAGCTGGTCTGCGGAATAGCTGGTGCTCATCAGCAGCTCGCGGGTCTGAGGGACGATAGCCTCAAGACGCTTTGCGGACAGCTTGATGCTGCCGAAAGTAGGCTGAGAGGGCGCAATCTTGCGGGCCTCACCGCCCCACGTTGCGCGCGCGCCAGAGGTCATCTTGGGGATGTTCAGGTTGCCGGTAGGCATGGGAACTTTCTGTGCGCCCAGCTCGAAGATGACGGTCTTGCTGTACAGCATCTCGACAATCTGGTCGAGGTAGATTTCCGGGATGAGGTAGCCGCCCGTTTCGGGGTTGGTGGCGGACAGGGCCTTAAACTGGCGGGCCATGTTCTCGTCGGCATACTTCTTCTTGGCGTAGTAGGCCGCAGCCTCCGGGTCACGACGACCGAAGACGTCCAGACACTTGACCGCACGGGCCAGCTGGATTTCGGGCGGCATAGACTTCTGTGCGCTGCCAGCAGAGGCGGAGGGCTTGCTCAGGTAGATGGCACTATACTTGCGCTGGGCGACGGAGGGCGCGGACTTGCGGCTCTTGGTCTGGCGGGGACGGGCTGCGGACTTGCGGCCCTTGGCCTCGTCGTCTGCACTGTCGTCGTCCTTGCTCTCGCCGTCGGCGTCGTCGTCATCCTTTTCGTCCTCGCCGAGGTCGGAGTCTGCAATCTCGTCGATTGCCTCCAGAATCTCATCGGCGGTGATGTCGCCCAGCTCCTCGCCCGCGTCCTTGCGGGCCTTGCGCTTCTCGGCCACCATGTCCAGAGCCTGAGAGACGAGGCTAGAGACGTCGGAGGCGTCAGCCTCGTCGTCATCCTTATCTTCGCCGTCGCCCTCGTCGCCGTCGTCCTTGCCCTCCTCGTCGCACAGGGCGTCCTTGACGGCAGCCTTGATAACCTCGGTCAGGTCATCCTTGGTCATCTTGACGGACTTCTGCTGAGTGCCGAAATTCTTCTTTTTCATTCTCATGTGGGTTGTTCCTCCTTTACAGAACGATTTCGATGATAGGGCCAGAGTAATGCGCGGACTTTCTGCCCTGCGGTTTGGCTGCTCGCTTTGCGGGCGTTTCGGTCGCCTCTTTGATGATGGTGTCGAGGGCCTTTGTTGCGGTCTTCATCGAGGCACTAGCCTCCTGCAGGGACTTGATACGGCCCGCGCTGATTTTGCGCCCGGCCTTGACCTCGGCGGCTGCGGCCTTTACGATAGCCTCCACGCCGTCCGCAACATCCCGGGCGGATTTGTAGTCGGAGATGGTCGCCTCCGGGTTCATCGCCCAAGTAACGACAGAGACCTCCCACAGCTTAATCTCCCGTAGGTGGCGGATGCCCGTGTCCTTGTCGTAGTCAAACGCCACGGGGTCGTAGCCGATAGACAGCTCGCAAAGCACACCATCCTTGAGCAATACCTTGATGTCGCGCCCCATCGAGGTATCGGAGATTTTGGCCTTGATGTAGAGGCCGTTGCTGTCCTCTCTCAGCTCGATAGGCTTGCCGATAGGCAGCCAGCTATCATTGTGCAGGGCCAGAATCTTGACGCGCTCCCAGCCCTCGGCTATTGTCTTAGTGAAGGCTCCCGGCTCGATAATATCGCCGCCGCTGTCAACATTCCCAAACACGGCACCGTAGCCGCTGAAAATGCCCTGCTCCTCGTCAAAGTCGTCAGCTTTGAACTGGATGGTTTTGTGTTCGGTTTTCACGCTTTTCTGCTTCACCCCCTTTCTGAGCGAGTTTTCCCACGCCTTGAGGCCCCGGTTCGGGGCATAATAAAACGGCGATTTGCGGAGGTGGGCCACCGCAATTTTCGCCGTCATGGTAGTGTCGTTTTTGGTGATGTCGGTATCGGGATTCTCAGCCCAATACTCCGCCTCAGCGGTCATAGCCTCCGCGAGGTCTTTTGCGCTGAACCTCTCAGCCGAAAGGTCGATGCCTGCGGCCCGGGCAGCGGCGAGGGCCTGCTTTTCGTTAAATTCCATGTGAGCCTCCTACTTGCTGAACGTCAGGAAACAATGGCAATTCACGACCTCCGAAGCGTCGTCACAATTCGGGTCGCATGGCTGCATCAGGCCGTTTGAAAACTTGGCATCGATGGGGACGGTCTGGCCGTTGATAGCTTTGTGAGACGGACGGGCGACGGCGGGGTTTGTGACGTGCCACGTTTTGTATCCGGCCCCGGCGGTACGCATCATATCGTACTGGCCCGTGAGCAGGCTGGTGTTGCACTCTTGGCTTGCAATAGTCCGGGCGCGGGAGGTCGAGGTCTGCATCTCCTGCTGAATCTGCTTTGTGATGCTCTCCCGTCCGTCGCCATGCTCAAGAGCCGCCGACACGATACGAGAGATGGCGTCTTTGGTCGTCTGCGTGATGCCGACGACGCGGGAGCCGCCCCGGAGCTTTGCGGTGGAAATAAGCTCGGGTCTCTGGATGCTTGCCAGCCCGTAGAGCTGGGCGGAGACGCCCGCGCCCTTGTTGTAGCTCTCTTTCCAGAGCGGCTCAAAGATGTTCAGCAGGGTCGCGGTCTCGGCCTGCCAGTCGATAAGCCCCACCGTGAAGCCGGATACCAAAGAGGCCCGGCCCTCCTCGCTGAGGGCGTTCCACGCGGTAGCGTTGGCGGCTTGCGAATCCTCAGACAGACCGTTATATCCCGGGATGCCTGCCATCAGAATATCCCATGCGCTGCGTTCAGCTTTCTCGGTGCCGTTCATCGCGTTCTCGATGAGCTGGCCCTGCGTCCTGAAATACTTCATGGTGGCAATCTCAAACTTCCGGCTCTGCTCTCGCTCGGCTTGAGCAATGGCCCGCTGTGCGGCTTGGAGCTGGGCGCTTTTGCGCTCATGTCCTCTCAGAGATTTAGAGACGACGACCTCAAGCCCGTTAGACGCGCTCCCGATACTGTCTAAGGCGTTTTTATCGTCTGGCAGGGATTCTTCATCCACTACCTCCAACACGCCGCTCTGGTCAGCGCTCATCGGAGGGGCGTTGTCTGCAAATTGCAGGTCTGCCGCCGCCGTACTGACTGCCACAGGGTCGTCGTCCTCTCCAACGTAGATGTCCGAGAATTGCGTCTTGTAGACGTCGCCGTTTTTGACCGGGGGCATACCCACTTTTTCGCGGGCCTCGTTCCGGGTCAAATAGCCGCTGTTCCATCCGTCGTTCGCCACAGCCTTATCAAATTCTTGGTTGCGAGGGATGATGTCGTCAAAGTGCCACACGAGGTCGGGGCCGAACAGCGGGACGAGCTGGCGGTTTATGGCCTGTTCTCTCCGCTTGAGGTTCGGCATCAGGACGTTTTGGGCGTAAATGAACTGAGCGGCCTCCGAGGTAGCCCGGTTGCTGCTCTCCGTGATGCCCATAATCTCGCGGGGGACTCCGAAATGCTCCAAGGCTGCGTCACGCAGGAAGATACGGCCCTGAACCATGTCCATATCTTTCATGCTCTCGCCGACTTTGTTGATGGTGACTTCACCGTTGACGGTAGCCACGCCGTGGCTCTGGAAAACGCCCTTGAAGCGTTCCAGCCATTCGGCTCTGAATCTCTTGCGCTGGTCTTCTGTGCTCTTCGGCATACCGATGATGATGTTGGGTGTCGCGTCGTTGAAGAAGAAACGCTTCTGGAACTTCGCGGCATACTCATCGGTCTCGATTTCGTCTGCCAACGGTTCAGCTTGGCCCATACCCCGGCGGGACGGGTCAAGCGGGTTCAGGTCTTTCATAACAAACATATCCTCGACGGATACGTCCATAATCAGGCCGCTCGCGGTGCGGATGGTATAAAACGGATGGTCGATGTAGGGGGTCATCTGTACCCAGTGCGTCGGGACGGGCCAAAGCTCAACCGGGACGCCCAGCGGGTTGCGCTCCATGACGAAATAGCCCTCGCCCTTGAGCTTCAGGTAAATCTCGAACAGGTTCCAGAGCGCCGCGTTGGTGTACTCGTGAAGCGGGTTCGGATTCTTCCAGAAGTCGAGAAAAGGATGCCGTTTCAGCTCATGTTCCTCGCCACTCTCGTCTACGCGGTACAGCTTGCCCTCAGCAAAAGAGAGGTCGGAGGCGATACGGGACACGACCGCAAGGCGCGGGTTTGTGGTGTACGCCTTAATCCATTCTTCTGTGTTCCGCTCGGGTGGGTTTGTGTACCGAGGGAACATAACGCCGCCGTCCATATAGGCCGACGTCGCGCTCTCCCGGTGTGGTCTCCTAAAGAGAGGCACGGTTATTCGCCCCCTTTGCTTTTCGACTTCTTGCCGCACACCTGCTCAACCTTGGGCGTCATAGGACACCCGGTTTTAGCCTTGTAGACCCGGCGGGCCTCGGCTGCGGTTGCGGCAGTGCGGATGTACTTTGTCGGCCAGCCGTCCGCCGACACAAGATAAGTGTTTGTGTTCTTCATGTCGTTCACCTCAATCAAGGCTCCAATCGCTCACGGGCGGGTCGTACAGCGCAAGGCCCAAGGCGTCGGCCATATCCGGGGAGGATAGGCCACGCTTCTTCATCTCCTCTTTTCGTTCGAGGACGATTTCGCCCGCGCTGTTCACGCTGTATTTGCGGTTAGATAGCTGGCTGATTTGCTTATCGTCGTAGTAGAGATGGAGGCTCCCGGTCTTGAGGGCCTCCCGAATCGAACCCCACATGAGGCCCGTGCTGTTGGCGTAATTGATGGGGTCTTTGTCGTTGACCTTGCCACCCTCGCCTCCGAAATGGCACTCGACGATTTCGAGGTCAAGCGGCGGCGGGGTATCCTCGTCGTCTGCGCCCTCAAAGAGCCGTTCCCGCTCCTGATTCACGGCAAGCTCGATTGCAGGCTTTAGCTCGGTAAGTCGGTCGTATACGCCGACGCCCAAGCCGTCGCAGTCGATTTTGACCTTGATAGCGGCCCACGGATACTCCCGGGCGTTGCGCTTGATGGTCTGGACGATACGCCCTGAAAGCTCCATCGTGTCGTTGTGGTGGTAGACCTCCGGCCCTTGCTGACTGCGCTTGTCCAGCACCGTACAAACCACGCTGCTGTCGTCGCCGTACCGGGCAACGTCGGTGCCGATGTCCACCCTCAAGACGCGCTCAATGGTCGGGGCGTCTCCCTCACTGGCTTTCTCGGCCCACTCCATCGGGATGAAGCTGTCCGGCAGAGCCTTGGGGAAATCTCCGGCAACGCGGACGCGGAACACGTCGGAATCCTCGCCGAACATATCCACGATACGGTCTATAAACTCTTGGTCTACTCGGGAGGAGTCGCGCCCGTCGATGTGCATCGCGTTGTAGAGCGGGCGGCTTTTATGGTGAGAGTCATAAAAAAAGCCCGTTATCCGGGTAGGGTTGCCGCACATCAAGAGCCTTGCGCCCTTGGTAGACATCGCACCCAGAATCGGCTCGAAAACCTCATCTTTGACGCCCGATGCCTCATCTATGACGTACAGGATATGCTCGGCGTGAAAGCCCTGCAGAGCGTCCGGCTTGCTGGCGGTACGGGCTACTGCAAACCACTCTTCCGGGTAGCCGCGCATATAGACCTTTTCGCTCGTCCATATCAAATCCCGGGCGAGGGCCGGGTCAGAGCGCAGCCACTTGGAAATCTCGGCCCACAGAATATCCCAGAGCTGATGCTGAGTCGGGGCGGTACATGGAACCTTGGGAAAGGGCCGGGTAGCCAGAAACCAGATAATCAGCCAGCTCTCTACGGCGGTCTTTCCGATGCCGTGGCCTGAGCGTACCGTCGTCATCTGGTTTTGGGCAACGCTGCTCATAATGGCCCGCTGGTTTGCGTCCGGCTCTGCCCGGATGATGTCGCGGACAAAATCCACCGGGTTGTCGGCATAGTATAAAACAGCCTCGGAACTCAAGGCCATCAGCCGTCACCCCCCGTTCTTTTCTTTCTCTTTGCGGAGGTTGTATGCTGCCTGAATGGTATCTGCAAGCGTGGCCTGCGTCTCGACCGCCTCCGGCTTCTCTCTCCACTTGTTGGGCCGTCTATTTTTCAGATAAAAAATCTGCGCCGGAACGCTGGCTGGTATAACTACCTCTTCCTCGGCGTACTCTATCCGTTCTTCTTCCAACCGTTTCTTCCCGTCCACCAGTACCTTTTTCAGCTTAAAAGGCTTCTTGACGGTGAATCTCCGGGTCTGTGCGCTCTGGAAAAGCTCGTTTTCGACGATATAGTCAGAGACGTCCTTGCCCCTTTTTAGGGCTTCGGAAAATTCGGGAAATCGCTCTTTCCACTCGCAGAGGGTCGAGACGTGGCATCCGATATTGTGGGCTATCTCTTTATCCGTCAGGCCATCTCTGGCCCATCCTCTCAGCAGCGTTAGCCCCTCAGGTTCTAGCCACTGCTCAAACTTACCCTTGCGGCCAATCGCTGCTCACTCCCTTTCAGTCCTTATAAGCAATCCAGCCGCAAAAATTCAGACACTGCCAAAACTGGAATACGTGGGAAAATCCCGCCTTTCGCAAAATCTCCACGTTCCACTCGGCTTTAAGCGGCTCCATGACGTGACGCAGGGAGAGACGCTTTGCGGCTATCTGCTCCCGCGTGTAGTTGTGTTCCTCTTTGAGGTCGTAGTAGATGGCGGTAAGCTCTTCCTCGGCTTTCTGGCCGTCCCCGAGTACCTTTTCCACTAAAATGAGTGCGCCGCCGGGCCTCATGCGGCGGTATACCTTTTGCAGGATGGCCTGCCGCTCCTCTACCGGGGTAAACTGCAAGGTCAATACCAAAAGGCAAAGGTCTGCCATACAGAGCGGGTAGGCGTCGGCGATGTTGGCGCAGGCGATGTCAAAACGGCTTTCGTCGGGGTATCTCTCCCGCGCGGCCTGCACCATATCCTCCGAAACGCCCCTCAAGATGAAATGAGCATCCGGGAACGTCTCAGCGAAACGCTGGACGGCCAAACCGTTGGAGCATCCAAGGTCTACCACGGTAGGCGCGGGCCTGCCGCGCAAGACTCTGCTGCCGAATCTATACACGAGGTTCCGCATTACGGGATAATCCGGGATAGAGCGGCTCAACATATCCTCGAAGCAGTCTGCAACCTGCTTGTCAAATCTCCACGTCCCACTCGGCTTTAAGTTGTCGCGTTTTTCCGGCACTTGTCCAGCACCTCCTCTCTCAAGGTCTCCGAAATGGCTTTCATCATCAAGGGCGGTACCATACGCCCGGCGCGTTCCCACCGCTGCTCAAACTCTCCCGTCAGGATGAAATCATCCGGCAGGCTTGTAATGCGTTTCAGCTCAGGGATGGTAAACTTTCGGTTTTCGGTCGGATGACACATGGCGGCTATCGACGTACCGCCGCCGCTCGCGGTAATGGTGCTGCACGGGTAGTACAACGACTCCCGCACCAGATTAAAATAGCTCCCGTTCATTACGGCAGAACCGCTGACGGGCTTGTCCGGGTCGGGAGGTATCTTTCTCAGGGCGTCGCCCCAGCGGTATTTCCGGGCGTTGGCCTTGAGCATCTCGACCTCTCGCGGGTCATTCACCACGCCGTCAAGGGCTTCACCGAGGGAGATAACAGGCAGCTTCGGCGCGGGATATACGGGCGAAAGGCTCAGGTCGTTTCTCACGCCCATGAAGATGACGCGCTCCCGGTTCTGCGGTACTCCGCAATACTGGGCATTGATAAGCGCGGCCTTGACGGTATACCCGCAGGCTTTCATGGCTGCCATGATACGCTTAAAGTATCCTTTCGCCGTCCCCTTGATAAGGCCGGAGACGTTCTCAGCGATGAACGCCTTGGGCTGCAAGCCGTCCAAAATGCGGATGTACTCGAAAAAGAGGTCATCCACGCGCTGGGTCTTGCCGTCAGAATAGGCCCGCTGCTTGCCCCAGCCTTTCTCTCGGCTTCCGGCGGTTGAAAATGCACAGCAAGGCGGCGAACCGTCGAACAGGTCAAGCTCTCCCTTTTTCAGCCCGGTGATTTCAAGGATGCTCTCCGGGGTCACGGTGCGGATGTCCCGCGTGTCAAGGTAGGCGTCCGGGTGGTTCAGGCGATAGGTCTTCTGGGCCTCCTCCACGAACTCGTTGGCGTATATGACGTGATACCCGGCCATGCGGTATCCCAAGCAGGAGCCGCCACCGCCGCTGAACGTCGAAACGACCTTGTAGCCGTTCCACGGCAGGGCCTCTATCTCTCGCATAGAGGGTATTTTATACTCACTCATATCTTCACCACTCGTACCCGCAAGCGGGGCATTTATGCTCGGTCTTGATGTCCTCGTCGTACTCCTTGAAGCTGTCCGGGGCGGTCTCTTCCGCTGCGCCGGAGGCTGTCGGGTCGGGGATGTCGCTGTCAAAATCAAAGTCAAAATCCCCGAAATCGACCTCTTTCAGCTCCTGCTCAAGCTTGGAGAAATCCCAGCCCGTGAACTCTCCCGTTTTGTTGGCCAGCAGGCGGTATTTCTGCTTCTGCTCCTCTGTCAGGCCCGTGTACCTTACGACGTCGGCGGTCTCAACGTGGAGCTGCATCAAGGCGAGGCGGCGGGTGTGGCCGCTGAGGATGACATTGTTTTCGTCCACCTCGATAGGGTCGAGGGAGCCACACTGCTTGATACTCTCCGCGCAGGCGTTGACGGCCTCCGGGGAGATGACACGCGGGTTGTTTTCGTAAGGTTTCAGGTCGGCGACGGCCATCTTGAGCAGCTCTTTGCTAATCATCGTTGTTTTCCTCCGATTTCCGGCAAATAAAAAAGCAGCCACGTTGTGTGACTGCTTGAAATGCTACCGAAAAAATAGTATAATAAAACCGCTCGGAGTAAGGCTTCCGGGCGGCTCTATTTTGGCGTTAGACTCCCCGGTGCTTGCCAGGCTTTGCGGGGGGTCTAATTTTTTTACTTATCTTCTCCAACGATACGCTTGACGCTCTCGCGCAGCTCTTCAAGCGTGTCGCATTTGTCGATAAGCTCCAAAATAGCTCTGAGTAATGCTTCACTTACGTTCAAATTCATATCCTCGCTTCCTTTCTTACAAGCCTTTCGGCTTTTCCTTACGCTATTATTATACTCTGTTTGGAGTATAATGTCCAGCTTTTTCGGTGAAATTCTGTCGTAAATATGAATGTTTTTTGCTTGGCACTCAGGGATGGAATCGAACCACCAGCCTGCGGTTTTGGAGACCGCCGCTCTGCCTGTTGAGCTACCCGAGTATGAAACCGCCCTCGGAATCGAACCTCCCGTGGCTACTCCCACGAGCGCGCTCCAAATTGCGCTAGGCGGCATATAAAGAGCCGATGGCTGGACTCGAACCAGCACCACAAGAGTTTCAATCCGTCCCGGGGACAGGCCGGGCGGGGCCGCTCTTGCGTATCGTCAGTGTGACGCGGGTTAAATGCCCGCCGCTCTACTTGAGCTACAACGGCTTATAGGCCCCCTTGCCGCGTTGGTCGGGCGCGTCAAGGGGTTTGGGGGATTCTAACGCACACGCTGGCGGAAAACACGAACCGCCCGGCGTTCCGGGGCCTCCGTCTGGGATATGCCGTGAGGAGGAGAAAATGCAGAGCAACTTCAGAGAGGGTCAAAAGGAAAGGAATATTTAAGCTCCCGGTGGCTGATGGGGCCATGCGTATAGTATAGCCGCCTTGCGGGGTTGGCGGCGGCTTGGTGCAAACGGGCGGAATCAAACCACCTCGGCGTTATGCCTGCTACTCACGCCGTCATTTCATACGTCTGCATAAAAACAGCCGCTCTCAAGGGGCCTAAACCTTGGGAGGGCTGTTATACAACGGGAGAGGAGGTGGAGGGACGGGGCCTGCCGACTTCATTACAGGCCCTGCCGGATGTACCTCTCTCGCTTTAGCGCGTGGCCGCGTGGCGCGGTTGCGCTGGTAACATTTTAGCTTATAGCTAGTTATAACGTCAATACAACGGCACTACAACAACAATACAGGGCTGCGTAGAAAAACCGGGCCGTATTTTGAGCATTTTGTACATTACGCACAATCCTTTGCGATGTCGGGCCAAATCTCGGCCAAGGCTTCCAGTCCGCGCTTGAGGCCGCTTGCCACGCTGGATACAGATACCCCATACTCAGCGGCCACGTCCTCGTAGGTCTTGAGCTTAAAATGGCCCTCGGCGTCCTTTGCCTCGCAGTCGATATAATAGCTGCGGATGTAATCGGCCCGGCTGATGCTGCCCTTGTCCTCTGCGGAGACGATGCAAAAGATACGGGTCACGCCCTCGGCGCGGCGTTTCTTCAGCTCGTCCTCCATAACCTTAAGCCTGCGGGCTTCGGTGTCTTTGCGGGTCACGGCCTCGGCGATTTTGTCCCCGTGGTCGCCTCCGCCGCCCGGCATACCACTGAGGTTCTGGGTGATACGGGTCGCAGCGTCTATCCAACGGGAGAGTTTGCCGCGCTGGTTTTCTACAGCGTCGGCCATCTCGCGGCACATCTGAAACCATATCTTCGCCTCAAGGATATTATGGGCCTGTTTCTCGGACTCTCCGGCCCTCCATACTCTAATCTCCATATACACCCCTCTTTCTGTCTCCGGCTGCGGGCCGGTCACTTTGCGTCAAAGATTTCCCGTAGCGTGTCTCTAAAGGTTTTGCAGGTCTTTGCAGGCCGCACCTGAATATTCTTTCCGGTGGACTTGCCAATGGCCTCCGCGATGTCCTGTGCCAGCTTTTCCGGCACGAAGTTCTCCGCGTCAACGCGAATCTGGCAGTCAGGCGCGGGCATATTCTTTTCCAGCTCTGTGACACGGCGTTCCAGCTGACGGAGGCGGCGGTTTGCTCTCTTACTCATGGCTTGCGTCCTCCGTCCACTTTGCGTCCAGCAGCTCGGCCAGGCGGTCTTTTGCGCGGGTCAGGGTCTCGATTTCGCCCTGATACTTGCTCTTCATGATGGGCATCAGCTTCTCAAATACCGGGGAGATTGCCCCGGCGACGGCCTGTGCGTCCTCAGAGGAGCCGACGGCCCGCTTTTTGGTTTCGATGAGCTTCTGCAGGTCGGCCAGAAGCTTCACGTCGGACAGGTTGGTTTGGTTGCTCATAGTATATACCCCTTTCTCATTTCAGGACGTCCGGGTCTTCTCCGGCTCTCGGCGGCATCTCGTAGACTTTCGGAGGCTCGAACAACATCGGCTGGACGTATCCGGGCTGGGTCAAGAGCGGCCCGCCGTTTGTCCCGCGAAACTCGCTGTACTTCTCGGCGATTTCATCCAGAACGTCTTTTGCCCTCTCAGGACTCTCGTACTTGCCGAGGGTAAGCTGCCAGCCCTCGCCGCAGGCGACGACCGCAAAGCCGCAGACGCTCAACATCTTGGCTTTGTCGATATTGAGTAGACAGTCTTTGTCTTGTGTAAAAATCAGCATTTTCCGATGTCCTCCAATCCCTCTCACATAAGGTTTTTACGGTTTTCGAGCTTCTCGGCGACGGCCTGCTGGATGTCCTCAGGCTCGCCGAATATATCCACGATGCAGGCCAGCGCAATATAAACGCTTGCCGTCTTGTCCCGGATACTGTCGCGGATAGCCCGCAGCTCCTCAGTTTCTTTCAGGGCGGTCTTTATCCGCCGATTGTACCGACAAATCAGGCGAATCAGGTCAGCCATATCTTCGCAGGCAAGTTCAAGCTGGGAACCCGTACCGTGATTTACTTCCAGCTGGATAGTTTTCAGACCCTCGGGCGGAATAGCCGGAACGCCAGCGTCCTCATACCACTTGAGCTTTTCCCTGAGCGTTGCGTAGGCCCACAGGATGGTATAATGCTCGGCAATCAGGCCGTCGATAGTTTCGGGGCCGTCAAGGAGGTGGTCGTCCAAATCTTCACCCACCGCGTAGTCGTCCCCGTTGATGTCAATATCGCTGCCGTGGGCTTTGATAAGAGTGCGCATATACTCTACCAACGTCCGCTCCGGCTTCCGCATCCTTACCCAGCTATCTTCTCCAATGTCCGTGAAGTTGAGGGCCATCTGGTAGTTGTCCTGCGGATTGTCAGTCGTCAACTTGGGAATTTTCCTGACCATATTATCTCCTCTCCGGGGTTTCGTATGGAACCCCCTCCAAAAAAAGCAGTACTCCCGGCCCGCCGAATTTTACGCGGTAGATTTCGACGTCCGCCGGGGTGATATACTTCCGGCCAAAGTATTCTTTCATATCGCGCCAAACAGCCCACGGAACGCGGTAGAACGCTCTTGAGCCGAAAGAGCAAAGGACAAAGGCCACCCCGCCCAAACGCTCCGTAGAGGCTAAACGCAGGCTCTGAGCGTTAGATACCCGGTCTTGGGTGATTCTGTCGCTGTCGGTATGCTTTGCCTCGAACTTGATGGCTCTACCGCCGTTGAGTAAGCCGGAATAATCCGGCTGGGCCTTTTTGGTAAAGCAGGCGAGAAAGCGGCCCGCGCGGTCTGCGTTTCCCAGCGGCTTCATAGGTTCCGGGGTCTTCTCGATGTCCGCGATGTCCCGTGAGAGGTAGTAGGCGCAGGCGTTGTCGATGAGATACTCAAACCCCAAGCCTTCGGCGCGGCTCCTCGCCCCGGTCATACTCCGGCGGCAGGCTGCCATTGATACAGGTTTATCCATCGTACACCTCCGCCCAGTCGATAGCCTGCCCACACTGGCCGCAGAACGTGTTTTCAGCTTCATCCTGATTGTGCAGGTATTCACCGCTGCCGCAGTTGGGGCAAGCCAGAATACTCTTGTCGCCGTCCGGGAACGGGCTGCGGGGAATCTGCAAGCGCAATACGCAATATCCCAGCCATCGGGCGGTATCTAAGTCGGATATAGTATGAGTCCCATCGTAGTGCGGGCCGAGAATATTTGCGGCCTCCTCGGCGGTCATCTTCTCACTCATCGTCCGGCCTCCAATACTCCACGAACGTGGTATAGGTACTCTTACCATTGCGCTTTTCCTTGCCGTTGCGGACGATGTAGCCGTTCATGGCAAGTACAACGACAAGGGCCTTGCGGTCTTCAACATTCGCGCAGTCGATTTTGTAGTGTTCAGCCATCGCTCTTGCCCCTTTCCTCCGGGTCTGGCTTCTTGACCGTGACCAGCTCTTTGAGGTGGGCCATCTTCTTTGACCTCCACTCCGGGGCGTCTCCAAAGAGGATTTCGAGCTGGGCCATCATAATCCTGACGTCTTCCCGCTCCTCGCGGACGCTGTCGGCTACCTCCACCATCTTGTCGATACCGGGGGTGCCATGCTTGGCCTGCTTGTACTTGAGGAGGGCTTTGGTAAGCTCTGCCATCTCCTCAATGGCCTTGTCGATTTGCGAGTCTTCGCCGAACACGACAAGCGCAGCCTTTGCGTAGGTGCGCAGCTCGCGCTCCGGGCCTTCTTCCTTTTCGTCCGCCGGGTGAATAGAGAGTCCCAGCTTGACCTCCGTACCGTCATGGCGCGTCCAGCAATGCTCGATGCTCTGCGCCCCCATCTTCTCACAGGAGGTGAGAAGCATATCCCGAACCGTCGCAATAAGCTGCTCCTGAATCTCTTTCTGTTCCATATCACCGAAACTCCTTTCCAGTCGATTTCTCCCGCAGGGGGATTCTGCCGATAATCTCAAAGCCCGCCCAGTCCGCAATCTGGCGCAGGATAGGCACCAAGATGCTGATTTGCAAGAGGGACGCAGCTTCCTTCCGCCGGGTATCCTTGCAGATATTCTCCCAAGCGGCCCCCGGCGTCGGGTCGGGGTAGTGTTCCGCGTTGCGGTTCATTCGTTCACGCTCCATTCTCCAACAGGTCAAAGAGGGTCGGGGCGTCCTTTTCTGCGTCTGCGGCCTCAAGGTAGCCCACGCCGTCTCTAAAATAATCGGGGTTCAGCTCGACGCCTTTACCCCGGCGGTTCATCTTTACGGCCTCGTAGGGGACGGTGAACAGCCCGGCGAACGGGTCAGCAACAACCTCGCCCTCGTTGCTGTACCGCTCAATCAGCCGCTGTACGATGTCGATTTGCAGGGGGCAGACGTGAAGATTCTGCCGCCGCTGGCTCTGGGTCGTGTTGAGCGTCCTCATGCGGTTGATGTCGTCCCAGACGGTCATATCCCAAGAGCCGGGGGCCACGACCATGAACGTACTCGGGAGGCGTCCGTCCTTGTCGAGGCTCTCCGCCAGCTTGATATGCTCATCGTAGGAGTAGACGCTTTCACGGCTAAACTTGCGGTAAACCGCCTGCAGCTTCGAGGTCGGAATCTTTTCCAGCTCCTCGCGGGTAAACGGACGGTCGCCGCTCGAACGCCAAAAGGCGTGGGCGTCGATTTGCCAGCGGGCGCGGGTATACTCCTCTTTGGACTTTTTCACCGGGTCGTCGGCGTACCCACGGCTGCGGTCAGTAGGCAACTTACGGAAAAGCAGGATATACTCGGGGCATCCAACACCCATCTTTGTGCCGTCCTTGCACTGCTCCGTCCAGCCGAGTCTGTAGGTCTGGTTATTCTCCCGCACGACGTCGGTGACGACGGTAATCATGCCAAAATACGCAAACCCGTGCCGCCGGAAATGGGCGATGCAATCCGCGTGGAAAGGCTCAATGGTGGGAGCTGCAAGCCCGGTCACGTTGGCAAACTCGACCCTATCCTTGACGTGGATAGCTGCCACGCGGCCCGGCTTGAGGGTACGCAGCAGCTCCGGGGTCAAGTAGTCCATCTGCCGGAAAAACTCGTCATCGTTTGGGTTGTGGCCGAAATCGTTGTAAGATGGCGAATACTCGTAATGGTTGCCGAACGGGATACTGGTGACGTAGAGGTCGATACTGTCCGTCGGCCAGCTCTTGACCTCTTCCACGCAGTCGTTGTTGATTGCGACGTAGTTGCTACCCTTGACTTCCACTTTCTCACATCCAATCGTTCTCTTGAGGGCCTCAAGCGCAAGGCTCCCGAGGCCGTATTGTTTTATAATCTCCTCCATCTGGCTGCTCAACTCATCGTACTGCTTCCACTTGCGCTGGAGGGCCAGCAGCACCTCGGTCTCGGTATCCATATACAGGATGTCGATAATAACCGGGGCAGTCTGCAAAAAGCGGTAAATACGGTGGATGGCCTGAATGAAGTCGTTAAACTCGTAGTCGATGCCCATGAAGATTGCCCGGTGACAAAACCGCTGGAAGTTGCATCCAGAGCCGGAGAGAGATTTCTTCGTACCAAAGATACGGGTCTTGCCCTGCGCGAAATCCATAACACGCTGCTCGCGGGCCTCAAGTTCCATACTGCCGTAGATGTCCACCATCTCCGGGACAGCTTTCTTCAAGGCCCTGCGCTCGTCTTCGAGGTCGTGCCAGACGACGAAATGCTCCTCCGGCGGGGCCTCGGCGATGATACGGGCCACCTCTGCAGCTCGAATTTCGATACTGTCCCGCTTTTCCTTGGCGGCGTCCGAAAGGCCCATTGCGGCGTCGTGGCCGAGTTTCATCTGGCCGTCTGCCTCAAACTCCGCCGGGCGGTCAAGGCTCGTGAGCTTGTGGTATCTGATGTCCATCGGCGGGAGCGAATAGCCCTCGTCAGAAAAACCGAGGTCGGAGGGCTTTTGCAGGAACAGGCCCCAGCTCGCGCACCAAATCCAAAACTCCCGCTCGCGGCCCGGGTACAAGGTCAGATTGTTGGCCTTGGTCGAGTCGCGTTTGAAAAATCGGGTAAGGGCCTGCCCGGTATCCATGACCTCCAAAAAGCCCGCGTAGTGAATCAGCTCTTTGTAGCGGTTCGGGCTTGGCGTCGCTGTGTTGGTGAGCTTGTACTTGACGCCCTTAAACTTGACCGCAAAGCTCTGGTAGGTCTTAGAGCCAAAGCTGCGGAGGGTAGCCGCCTCGTCGAGGCTTACAGCCGTGAAGCAGTGCGGGTCAATATCGCCGTCTCTGACTCTCTCGTAGTTTGTCAGGATGATAGGCGCGTTGCTCGCAGCCTCGACCTCGGCCATCGTGCGGCAATAGGGCGGCTCCGGCAGGCCCAGCAGGTTCACGGCGTCAGCCCGGAACTCCGGCATTACGTTGAGCGGCATCACGATGAGGGTTTGTCCGCCCTCGTGTTTCTGCAGGATGCGGCACCATTCGAGCTGCATCACCGTCTTGCCAAGGCCAAACCGGGCAAAGATTCCCCGGCGTCCGCCTCTCAAGGCCCAAAGGACGCTCACGCGCTGGTGGTCTTTCAGCACCGGGCTGACCTCGGAGGGGTCAATCTCGATGCCTGAAAGGGGCGCGACGTCAATCTTACGCTCGAGAAATTCGCGGTACGTCACCCTGAACACTCCTCTCTTTGCCCTCCAAATCAGCCCTGCAGCAGGGGCAAGCTGTAACATACTCGGGCGGTACGCGGTCAACCAGATAAGCCGCTGAGACGCCCAGAGCCTCAGCAAAGGCCCGGATGCCCTCGATACCCGGCGTCGTCCCGCCGTTTTCGTAGAGCGTCACGACCCGCATATCGCTTCCGACGCGCCGCGCAAGGTCTCTCACGGTCAAGCCCTGCGCAATACGGGCCGCTTTGAGCCTCGTACAAAAAATTCTGTCCATCGTGTTTTCATCCTCTCGTAATCTTTACACCACCAGTGGCGGTAAATCTCCCCACTGCTCCGACATTGCCCCAGCGACGCCCGGGAATGTCTTCGACCTCATTTTTGCCCGGTCTGCGGTGAACATCCCCCGGCCATATTCCTTTCGGTCGACGGAATGTGCGCTAGACGGACACCACGTTGCTTGAGGCACTACAAAGTCCGTCGGAAAGAGAGGCGGGAGATTTTTCAGCCAGAGGCACGTTTTCTTTGAGTACGGATGTCCGAATTGATAGGGCTGTATCGTCTGCGTGTAGGGCGGCAGGCAGAAAACCTTGCTCGGGATAGGGTTCTCTACGCAGATTCTCGGGATATTCGCCCACCAGAAACGCATAAACAAATCTCGGCCCTGAATCCCTTTCATCACCCGGTCGGCTTGCAACTCGTGGCCTTTCCACAGATGCCGCGCTCCGGCGTTGCTGAGGTAGGTACAAGGTGGATGGGCTATAAGTAAATCCCATCTTCCGACGTTGTGCGTCTCGCCATCCATCGTTACGACCAGCCCCCCCCCTCAAGAGCTGCCACGGCGTCGCCCCAAATATGCCATTCAGGATGTCCTCCGCTTGGCTCTTGCAGGTCGCAAGAATATGCCTCATGACCTCTGGTACGAAACGCCTTGCAAGCCTCTTGGCTCTCTTCGCAGGCTATCAAAACTTTCATTTTGTAATCCTTTTCGGCAGCTTGGGCGTCGGCATCCAGATGGGAAAATTCTCGGGGAAAACGGCAACGATATTCCAAAACCAGTTTGTAACGCGCTGGTCGCCGGGATTAAGGTTGAGGCTCAAGACGCACCCGTCCTTGTCTGCGTCATCCTCGGTCGGCCTCTTCTGGGCGGTCAAATACCAGCCGCTGTGCTTGCAGGTATCAGTTTCGGCATCATAGTTGCACTTGTCGCAAAACTCGCCGCCGGGGTGGCGGCACTCATCGCAGAGCATCAACCGCTCGCCGCAGTAAGGGCAGTAGGCTTTGTAGCCGTCTGCCTCAACGTCCCACTTCATCTCGACCTCGCGGTCGCAAGAGGGACACCACTCAGTAACGTCTTTAGTCATCTTCCGCTTCATCCTCCTCTCTATCCACTCCCTCGATTTCGGCCCCGCAGAACGGGCAGAACTTGTATTCGTTCTCTTCCGGGGTTCCCTCTTCGAATACAAGGATTTCTCCGCAGTTGGTACAGGTATAGTTTTCATCCCCCAGAAAGCTATACGACATTTTCAGCCGGGCCTTGGGCTGCAGGTTCTTGAGGTCAATAACCGGGGCCGTCTCGATAAGCGAGGACGGGACGCCGTGAAAGGCGGCGTTGCCCTTGGTGATAATCATAACCTCGTGCTTGAGCAGCTCGTCGCGGTCAATCAAGACGACTTCCTCAGACATTGCATTCATCTCCTTTTGGCGGTTTAGGCTGCTCCATCCAGTGCGTTACGCCCTCCAAAACCTCCACTTTATCGACCTGCAGGTCGTAGTTATTCAGCTCCGGGTGGAAGCTGCGGGCGGCAAAGAGGGCGTTTTCTTCGGCCTCTTTCCGGCTCCGGGCCTCAACCTCGTACCAGCCGAGGCCCAAAAAAGTAACTTTGTATTTCATCGCATTTCCTCCGTTCTCACAGGCTCGAACTCGTCGAACTCCGGGTAGCCCCGCCGGGCCATTTCAACGGCACTGTGTTCAGCTTCTCCGGGGCTTTCGGCGTCGAGTCTCCAACGATAGATGACCGTACCGCAGATATTGCGGCACTCAATAAGAGTCTCGTATTTACGCACGGCCCTCCTCCAATCTCGCCGGGGCTGGGCCGCCTCTCAGCATAGCCGCTTCCTTTGGCGCGGTCGAAATATCTTCCCGCGCCTGCTTGAGAAACTCGACCCGGCGGTATGTCAGGTCGGGCGTCCGGGCCAACTCGGTCAAGCCGCCGACGCTCCCGGCGTAGGATTTCGCCGCCGGGGGCAGGCTATCGTATAGGGCCTGCAGCTCCTGCGTTCCGTCGCTTCGGCGGAGTCCACCATGCTCGTCCAGCCCTATAATCATCGGGCAGCTGCGCCATCTCAGATACTTTTGCGCCTCGTAAGCGGCTTCGGCCAGAGCGTTCCACTCGGCGTCCGGGTCGAGGTTCTGGGAAAGCTGCCTGAAAATGTCGGCCACCGTGATGGGGTAAACGCAGACCCGGTTTGCCGCGAGGAACGCCCGCTTTACGACGTCGCCCGGATAATCCCGAAACTGGTATGTCCAGACGTCAATAACCGTTTTCATCTCCTCGTCGGTCAAGGGTTTTGTCCCCAACTTGTACAGGGTCGCATTCATAAGCACCAGCTCTGCGGCCTCCTCTTTCGTCATCGTTCAAACCCTCTCTCTTTGTCCATATTCGCCAGCACACGGGCAAGCTGGTCTTTTGTACTCTCCCGGCCCGGGGCGCGGACTTGAGACGGCTTTTGCCCGCTCCTCTCTCTGTCTCTCGATACCCAGCCAGCGGCGGCGGCTTTCCAATTCTTCATCGGATTCTTTCCGACGCGCCAGCCGTTCGACTCGTAGTAGGCGAAGAACTGCTCGGCCTGCGCGGGCGTCGCCCCTTTTTCGGCAAAGACGACTTTCACGTCCTCTATCTTCGGAGGGACGAATTTCTTTTTCTTGGGGGCCTCGGGCGTAGGTTCTTCTATAACCTCAGGTATATCTTCTTCTAATCTCTTAGTATTAGATATATCTATATTATCAGTTACAGATACAGATACAGTTGTATCCATACTGTATTGATACTGTATGGATAGGGTATCTATACAGTATTGTCTAAAGCGAGGGCATTTGATGTTTTTTAACGAATACTCGACGCCTTTTAGACATTTAGGGGATTTCGACCAGTTGTATTTGTGCCAGTTAAGTAGCAAAACCTCTTTCGTGGTCTTGTCGTAACGGATAACGCCGTGGACAATTTCCATCCGGCGAATCAGGCGGTCTACGACATCCTCGTTGTAGCCCAGCTCTCGGCTGACCTGCTTTTTCCCAAGCTCATAGCAGCCGCTCAAGGACGTATGAGGATTTGTCAGGAGGTAGAGGTAAAAGTATTTGTCCTCCGGGGTAAAATCGTCATCCACTTTCGGGTCTGTCCAGAAGTTGGGCGATACGCAACGAAAGATTGCCATCAGCTCACCTCCTTTCTTTGGTGGGGTTGAGGTTAAAACGGCAGGTCTTCGGCGTCATCGTCTATCACACGGTTCTCGTCATCCGTAACAGGTGCGGGAGTCTGGGCGGGAAGTTTGTCCGTCTCGCCCGGAAAATCGTTTTTCGGGGCATTTCCGCCGTTGTCAAAGGGTGTAGGCTCTTCGACCTCGGAGAAGCCGCCCGTCGGGGAGGCTTCCTGCATCATATCGATGACCTGCTGTACCCACCGGGCCGTTACGAGTCCGCCGACGAAAACGCCGTCAGCCTCAAGGCCCCAGTAGGTCTTCCCGTTGACCTCCCGGCTTTTCAGCTCCCGTCCAAAGACTTCCACGGCGTCGCCTTTTTCAAGCAGCCCGTCCCAAGTCTCGACGTTCCGCCATACGGTACACTCGACAAAGGTACTGTTCCGCTTGCCGGATTCATCCTTGGCGCTGTGAGACTTGATGTTTAGGCTCATAAACAGGTTGCCGTTTTTGGCCTCTTTGATTTCAGGGTCGTGGGAAAGAGTCCCGAGGACTTTAACGCCCGTGTTGGTCTTGATAATCATTCAGCATCACCGCCCGTATCTTCGCCGTCGTCGGCCTCGCTCGGCTCCGGGTTTGCAAAGGGGTCGCCCTCAGCCTCAACCATATTCTCGATGACCAGCGGCGCGGGTTCCTCTTTCTTGGGGGACTTGATACGGCGGCGGGAGGTACGGCCCTCGGGCTGCTCTTCGCTGACATCCCGGAAACCAGCCTCTATATCGATGTTTACCTCGCTCTCGTCATAGAGACCGCCAAAGAGCGACGGGAACGCCTCGCGCAAAGCCTGATTGACGGCCACCTTGCGAATCATCGTGGACTTCTTGGCATTCCAGAGAGACTTTCCTGTGTCGTACTCGTCCAGCTTGACCTCGCTGTAATACGGGCGGCTGCGGTCTTTGCGGTAGACCTTGGCCCAACCTCCAACAAGCGTCTCGCCATCGTAGACGAGCGAACCCTGCCGATGGTCGATTTCTCCGGCTGCCGAGTCGAGGACGATGATGCCAGCCTCGAAACCGTCGTACTGGGGGTGGCCCTCGGCCACCTTGAGGTAAAACGTCTTGCCGAGGACGATGGTGCAGGGCGTATCGTCGTTTTTGTTGTCGTAGTGGATGAGATAAATCTCACGGGTGAACGGGTTCGCCTTGTACTGCTTGCAGACCTCCAAATAGATTTTGCACTCAGCGGGGGTCGCATCCTTGCAGATGAAGTTGCGGACATCCTCAAACGATACGACGTGATGCTGGCCGTCCATGCTGTCGAACTCGACCGGGGCCACCTGAATGTCGGTCTCCTGAACGGCTACCTCCTGCTTGGGACGGGATACGAAAGAACGGCTCTGAACCGTAGTATTCGGCGCGGGTGCGCCAGTGCGTGTGTTGAATCCCATTTGTTTACCCTCCTAAAAGAATAAATTTTATTTGCTCTGCTCAATCGGCCCGTAACGGAAGCCGCGCTCCTCTTTGCCCTTGCGGAACCATTCGATGTCGGCCTCAGTAAACTCGACCCAGAAAAGATATTTCCGACGAGTCTGGGCGGCAGGCTTCGGCGTTACCATCGACCGCATCGCCTCAAAGTCGAGACGGCCATCAGGGGTAATACAAGCCCGGGCCTGCGCAGCTTCGGCGGCTTTCGCCTGAGCCTCCCGCTCTTCCCGGGTAGGGGGAACGACGACCGGGGAAGCAGCCTTAACCTTTTCGGCTGCGGCCCGCATCGCCTCGCTCTCCCGCAGCTTTTCGCGGGCCTCGACGCGGCGGTTATGCTCCCGCACGGCGTCGTTGACGCTCAAGGTGCGGAGATACTCGGTCTGGCAAGCCTCGACGTCCTCGCCGCAGGTCTCACGGATAAACTGCAGGTCGTTGCGGATATTGCCGATGGCGTCCCGCAGGTCGTCCGACGCCTTTTTCAGGCTGTAGGACTTGTTGAGCCACTGGGCGACGAAAAGCCGCTCAAAGGGGATAAGCGGGGCAAGCTCGTCAATGTTGGCGCCGTAGACCTCCTGCAGGGCCTTGCGCTTGTCCTCTTTCTCTGCATCTTCGACGCCCTTGACCTGAACGTCGATATGCTCCACAGCCTGAGAACACATATCCTCGTACCCGCGAATCTTTTCATTGAAATCCTCGCCGGGCTTCGCAAGGTACTTCTTGAGGGCAATGGTAGAGTCGTGAAGTTGCTTTTTCAGCTTGTTGATGTCGGCCCGGTCTTCCTTGGCGCTCTTGATATTGTCGGCAGTGTAGACCAGGCCCTCGTACTTCGCCAGCTTCTCGGTTATGTAGGCTTTCACCTCGTCTTCATTCCAGACAATCGCCGGAATGACCGGGCTTTGTACCCGGACGGTCAATTCATTCGTCATCGGTTTTGGTATCCTCCTCGTGTTCATCGTCCAGCTCCTCGCGGGGCCGGAAATAATAATCATCCGGCGGCTCTATCGGCGGGCCGTAAGAGTCAAGCCGGATGTCGTACATCCCCCAACTCATTACTCAGCCCGCCTTTCGGGTCTCATCGTTCCGGGCGCGGTTGCGCTCGATACGTCCGTAGCTCTGCCGGGTATACCTCTGGTTGTCCTTGTACATCCCGTAGAGCGACAGCGACAAGCCGGAGACAGCGGAAAAGGCAAGCCACGGGGCCGCTTCTGCGGCGGCGGCAGGCTCCCACTTGCCAAAGGCAACAAGGGCAAGGGCTGTGGCCCCGACGACCTGCCGGACGACCTGAACGGCTCCGATTGCCGCCAGCATTGCGACGGTAAATCTCTTGACAAACCGCATCGTTTATATCCTCCTATCTCTTAGGCACTATCTTTCTCCGACTCTACGCAGACCGGGCGAAGCGGAGGCAGCGGCTTGGGTGCGTTCTTGTAGACCTTATACTTTTCGACGTCATCCACCTTGAAAAAGAGTCTGCTTTTGCTTCCTTTTCTGCCATCCGAAAACCCTGTAAGCTTCTTTTCGTTCCTCATCTGAAGAACTCGCTGGCGGCAAACCCCCAGCACCTTTGCCGCTTCCTCGACGTTGTAGCAAGGTTCCCAAGTCTTTACGCCCGGGGTTTCTTCGATTTCCATCAATCGAGGCACGTTTATACCTCCTTTCTGCGGTTGGCTCCCGCGACGCTCCGGGTGGAGCGTTTCGACCCGTGCCACCGGGTCATCGTCAGGCGGGGTTTACGTTTGCGTAGGCCATTTTTGCGGCTCGCAAGGTCTTGAACATCTCTATAACGTCGTCTATGTACTTGCCGCCGACGTCGCCGTATACGCACCAACGCCAGCACCATTTCCCGTTGATACGGACTTCACGCTCCCGGATATAGCACTTGCCATCCTCTCGGACGTATCTGTCGGAATCCTTAATCCACTTCATCGTTTATCCCTCCACGCTGACCATTGCGGCCAGCTTATACAGCATCTCGTGGTCGTCGAAAGAAATCTTCTCGGCATCGAAAGCCTTGTCAATCTGGTCGTAGCAGTCGCTGCGGTCTGCCTCGGTCTTGATTTCGGAGATTGCGCGAACGATTTTCTTAAACACCTTTTGTCCTCCTTTGGGGTTGCTCCTCTTGACGCTTTTATTATACTAGCTTTTAGCTAATTTGTAAATAGCTTTTTGCTATTTTTCCTGAAAAAATTTAGTGAACGGCTAGATTCACAGCTAATTCGAGCAAAAGAAAAGGGCGTCACGCTGCGCATAAGCTCTGATAAGCTCCGGGGAGGCAAGCCCTCCAGCAGGCTGCGCATTGTCCCGTTTCTTGTCCTCCCAAGAAAAGCTCTTGACGACGTCGGCAGGAAGCGGAGGCTGGACAGCCGCCGGAGAGTCGGGCGTCTCGGTCTTAGGCTTAGAGAGGTAGTTGTCGAGGCCAAGAGCAATCATAACGCTCCGCTCGACCTCTTCCATCTCTTTGGGCGTCAGCTTGCCGACGTAGCTATCCATGCGCAGCTTGTCCACGGTAAAAATCTGCTCACAGAGGGCCGTGGAGGGCAGCTTTGCAGTCTCGATGTGAACGTGCGTCGCAAGCGGCTTCTTTTCCTTGGTCGTCAGGTAGACTACCTGCACCGTAGTCGAGAATTTGTTGTTGGTATCGCTGCTGACGATGATGCCGGGGCGGTTTGACCGTTGCTCGCTTCCGACCTCATTACCCTCCGGGAGAACAAAGTAAATCTCCCCACGATAAAACATACCATTCATGTAAAAATCTCCTCTCGATTATTTTTCAGGCGGATAGTGGTAAACCGGGCCAAACTCCCGCAGCCACTCTACATCCATCCCGTTGCTAATAAAAAGCATCGTTAAACGATGATTGACGGCGTTCCCAAGCCAGTCATAAATCAGCTCCATATCCTCTTGTGAAAAGTCCGTATCCAGATAGGCGTTGACCGAAAACCGCATATCGGTATGAAGCTTGCGGTTGCGCCACTCTTGAGAATAGGGTTGGGTCTTGCACGACGGTCGGGAAAGCCATTCCAGCACCTTGGCCTTGACGTCTTCCGGGGCCTTGCAGTCGCTCAAGATAAAATACTGGTTCGTGCGCGGGTGAGCTATAAACTCGTCCCGGCTATTGATAAAGCTCCCCGGGAACGCCTGCAAGAGGCATTCCCGCTCGTTCTCCATAACGTCTTTCGGTTCGACGCCAAAGGTCTTATAGATCTGTTCCCGGGCCTCTGCCGCCCATCCCTCTTTGTCGTTCATCGTTTCAATCTCCCTGCAAAACTTTGATTTGTTCCAGTACCTCGCGGGCCGCTCGCTTGCCGTTGGCGTTGAGCTGCCGCTGCCACGCGCCCTGCGAGGGACACCAGTGAAAGGCGTGGGATTTGAGGATGGCCCGGATGTCCGGCTCTGGCTTACCCTCAAAGATAAGCTGTACCCGCATCGTCGCGCTGTTTTCGTGGTAGGTAACGCCGGGGAGGTCGTCCAGCTCTACGGGCTGGGCGTTGGCCTCGACAGCCGCCTCCATCTCTTTGATACGGTTTTCGAGCCGCTGAATGCGCTTGCGGGAGTTGCCAAGCTGCCACGATACAAACGGCCTCGGGTCGCCCCACTGCTTCATCCGGCCATCGATTTCGGCCCGCTCGTACTCTCCGACGTCGGCGCAGCCATCTAGGGAGCCGTACCGCTTAAAATACTCATTGACAGCTTTCATATGGGCGTGGCTCTCACGCTCTTTGTCCAGTTCTTCCCGGAGGGCCACCAGAGCTTCCGGGTCGCGGCTGTTGATAGGAGCCGTATAGCCATAGCCACGGATTTTGTCCAGCAGCTCGGAGGCTTTGTTGTAGTTGGTGAGATTTGCCACCCAAGCTTCGCCCTGCCGCTTTTTCTTTGCCACCGGGAAATTTGCGCCGCCGACGATTAAGATGCTCGGACACCATGTGCCGACCTCGTTTTCCCGGTTGATGGCAAAGGCCAGCGTCCGTTCGTACTTGTCGAGCATCCCGTCTACCCGGTTCCGCTGGGTCGTAGTCTTGCACCGGGCTTTTGACTCCTCGGCAATTCGCCGGGCCTCTTCGACCTGCCGCAGATACTCCGCCGTGGAAGAACCCGGTTTATAATCCCGGGTAGAACGCATCTCGTGCGCCCGACGGGCCAGCTCCTCGTTGATTTCGTATGCCATTGTTTAGGCTCCTTTCTTGATTTGCGGGAAAAAGAGCTTCCCGATGTCTTTCTGGGGGATGTCCAGCATCTCGCAGATAGCCGCGATTTCATCCCCGCGCCAAACCGAGTGACCGCGCATCTTCAGCGAAAACGTACTGGTGTGCATCCCGATTGCCTCCGCCACGTCTTGGTCGCGGTACTTATGCCCCCGGATAACGGCTCGTAACTCGGTATGCGGGATATTGCAGTAGCTGCCCACCGGGAGCTTTGCCGGGGCCTGAATGCGTCCTCTCATTCTTCGTTCGCCTCCTCTCCGCTGGCGGTGGAAATCGCGCTCGTGACGTTATGCTCAAAGACACAGTCGATATGGCTGTATGCCCTAAGCTCTGCGTTCCCGACGCTGTTCCAGCTCTTGGGGTCGGATACTTGCCCGGATTCTTCCCTACCTTGAGGTAGGCTTCGGTGACGCTATCCGCCTCGACCTCTACCATGCCCCGAACCTCAAGAATAAGGTCTACAGTATAGCTTTTCATCGCCTCTTGCCCCCCCCCTCTCAAACGTCGATGCTTACGCAGTGATATGCGAACCAATGCCCCCGGCGGCGAAAGAGCTTATACCAGCTGGTAAACTTCTGGCCTGAGCAGTCGTAGGGCGTCGGGAAGTACTCAAGGTATCGGGTCGCTCGGAACCAGTCATCGGCAATCTCCTTGTGTACCCGGTCGAGGCTATCCGGGAGCTGTACCAGCTCAATATACCCGTCACACCCGCGCTCTTGTACAATACGGGCATCTGCCTCCGGGCGGTGGGTATAGGCCCGGATTTCGTGCTTGACCTCTACCATCAAGGCGTCCAGTGCGCCTTTGCTCCCTTTCGGAGAGGCGTCCATAGTGATAGCAAAAATATAGGCTGCCCGCAGCTTGGAATCATTGTTGATGTCGAACATATTAACCCTCCCTCTCGATGCTCCGCAGCTCCATACCGCCGTAGGCGCAATGCTCGTAAATCTCCCGGGCCTTTTTCCGGGCCGAGGCGATAGAAACAGCCTCGATGGTTCGGGTTGTCTCGTACCCACCCGCCTTAAACTGAGGGTTGCTGCGCCAGAACGTGGCGACGTATTTTTTGAGATTTGCCATTTTTTATTCCTTTCCGATTGATTTTCTAGCACTTTAATGTTATTATTTAGCTAGCATCTAATTTTCTTTGCGTTTTTATTATACTAGCTTTTTGCTAATTTGTAAATAGCTATTTTCTAATTTTCAAAAAATATTTTTAGCTAGTAGTGAATTATGGAGGTTTGTTATGAGCACTTTTATGTTTGACCGACTCGATGCCCTGTTGAAAAGCAACGGAATGACGAGAAAGGCACTCTGCCAACTTTCCGGCCACGCGGACAACTACATCCGAATGTTTGAGAAGCGCGGCAAAGAACCTCCCCGGGATTTTGTTCTCCTGTGTGCGCAGCAGCTCGGAACGACTAGCGCATACCTATACGGCGAGACAGATTCCCCGGAAAAAGAAAAAGCCCCCGTAGCTAATCGCCGCGAGGTGACAGAAGAAGATATTAAACACGCGCTTTTTGGGGGCGATGCTACAGACGCTCAGTATCAGGAAGTCAAGTGCTTCGCCCGTTTTGTAAAGGAGCGGGACGCGAATGGACAAAGCCAGTGAATTTTACAGGATAGCCGAGGAAAACGGCGTCGAGGTCTTGGGCTTTCCTCTGCCGGAGACGGGCAGCTTGTGCATTGAGCAAGACGGGCGGTGCTATATCGGGATAGACAGCACCCGGCGTTTTACCCGAGGGGAAGAAGCCGCCCGGCTTGGCCACGAGCTGGGCCACTGCCTCTATGGGGGATTTTATACCCGCCGGACGCCCTTTGATATAAAAGAGCAACACGAGGCCCGCGCCGACCGCTGGTATATACTCCACGCAATCCCTGAAGATAAGCTGACGGCCATGCTCAAGGACGGGATGGACGCTTGGGAGATAGCCGAGGAGCTGGACACTACAGAGGAGTACGTCCGCCGGGCGTATTACTTTTATAAAGAGGTGAAAGGGGGGCATCTGAATTGAGGAAGAGGACAACAACAGCCGAGTGGCAGGAACAGACAAAACGCTGGCGCATCCGGGTACAGAAAAACGGGGTGCTGAAAAGCTTTTATAGCAGCACTCCGGGCCGTACCGGGCAGCGGGAAGCGAACGCAAAGGCGGACGCTTGGCTTGACGACAGTATCCGGGATGGCAGGAAAAAGGTCGGCCCGCTCTACCGGGAATGGGTCGAGGAGCTGAAGCTGACCTGCGGCACGTCCTACGTCAAGCAGTGCGCAAAATACGGAGATTATTATATCCTTCCAGTTATCGAGAATCTCCGCATAGACGAGTTGACCGAGGGCGATTTACAAAAGTGCATCGATATGTCATACAAAAAGCGGTGCCTCAAAAAGGGCGCAAAGCGTACAGGCGATACGCCGTTGAGCAAAAAGACGCTCTCGACTATTCGCTCCACCGAAAAGGCTTTTGTAAAATGGTGCCGCCGGAACAAATACACGACCCTGAACCCAGACCTTGACGTCCCGAAAAACGCCCGGGTCGGTAAGAGGGAGATTTTGCAGCCGCAGGCTCTCCGTACCCTCTTTTCGGTTGACACCCGGAAATGGTACGCAAAGCATATCTTTGATGATTATATCTATGCCTACCGTTTCGCCGTCTCTACGGGCCTGCGCCCCGGTGAGCTGGTCGGCCTTTGGTACGGAGATATAAAGGGCAACACCGTCAACCTCCGGCGGAGTGTCAACGTCGAGGACGAGACGACGACGGGCAAAAATGAAAACAGCATCCGCAGCTTTGATATGTGCCAGCAGGCCCGGGAAGCATACGAGGCTCAGGTGCAGCTCCTCAAGGACTCGGGCGTCCAGCTCAACTACAACACGCCCTTGTTTCAGATTCCCTGCCAGCGGTCTCTCAAGCGGCGGTGGGAGAAGTATCAAGACGGCAACGGTATCACGCCGCGCATCACTCTCTACGAGCTGAGGCACACCTTTGTCAGTGTCGAGGCCGGGGAGCTTACGGACGGCCAGCTCAAGATGCTGGTAGGCCACTCCCGGAATATGGACACGTTCGGCGTCTACCGCCACGAGCTGCAGGGCCAGCGCGAGGAGCTGGCGGAGGCGACGACAGCGGCACTCAAAAAGGCTCACGGGTAGGACATCCCTGGGCGGGCCGGATTTTGACCCAGTTTTTGACCCAGTTTATTTTTTTAGATGCCACAAAGGGATTTGCTTGTATAGCAAGCTATTTGCATAAAAACAATTTACTTTCGTTTAATCCGCTCCATAATTTGCGTGTCCCCGTAGAATTTCCGTTGTTCGATTCCCATTGCCCGCTCCACAAAAACCGCCTAGATTCGTCAGAATCCAGGCGGTTTTCTTGCTTCATTACCTCATTTCTTTTCCATACCATATAATAATGCCCCCTTCGAAAAAATTTTGAAGGAGGCATTATTAGACTATACAGCTCTCACCTCACTCTCTTTTTCATCCTTGCCATGAATGCATCCGCCTCGATGGCCTCAGGGGTGAAGCTGTTGTTCTTCCACCATGCGGCCAGTGCTGCACCGACGGTGAAGCCGGTGGAGATCATCTGCTCGAGCTGGGCGTTGTCGATGGGCAGTACAGACTTGCCCGCTGCGCTGAGCAGCTGATTTGTCAGGGCGAGGCCCAGCGCTGCGGTACGGGTCAGAGTACCGGCGGAGACGGTACGGTTGGTAATGATATGTGCGTTCATAGCTTAATTCCTTTCTCTTGTATGTTCGTTTGCTTCTAAATCGGCGATGCGGTGGTTTGCCACCTTCATCTGCTCTTCCAGCACGGGGACGCGCTGGGCGAAGTTGTTGTGCGCCCGCACCTCGCGGGTCAACTCCTCAAGCTTGGTGTCTGTGACAGCCTGACTGCGGCTGTTGGCGATGAGTACGCCGATGAGAGTCACGGCCCCGGTGATAAGCGCTGCGAGAACAGTCTCCATCGGTCTCACCCCTTCCATCTGGACTTATTCGTCCGGGTGTCGATATGTACCCAGCCGGTCATGCGCTTGGGATGCTTTGCATCCTTCGGGTACCGCCCGATGCCGCCGCGCCCGGAAAGCAAGGTCTCAGCGTAGGCGGCGACAGTCGCTACCGGCACACCTTCGACGTAGAAGTCCGCTGCCCGGCCCAGCAGGTGCTGGCTCGACTTGCTGCCGCCCACGGCGGCATTGTGCTCAGCGGTGCGGTAGCCGCTGGTGATATGTACCGGTTTGCCGAAGTGCTCCCGGATGCACTGCAGAAGCACCACCAGCTCGTCGCCGATAAGGAC